GTGCTTGGGTGCATCGCACGGATACTAACACCTCTTACAATGAAGGAATTCCGGATCTTCTCCGCATTCGCTGCGCCAATGTCAATCCGTCGGATTGGGCAAACACATCGCACGATATTGCCACTACTCTGAGTGGGGCGAATGGCTACTCAGATCCTCTCCAAATCGCTTGGGTGTTTTCACTAGACAACCTTTCAGGCACCTTTGACACCAGCAATAATAACGTAGCCGTAGACGGCAGCGGCATCTATAATGTTGATTACCGTATAGGCGGCACGAGCCTTACAGCGCAATCGCAGTCAGCAAACGGGGTTTCCTATAAAAATGTGCTGGATGCAGGTTATGACAAGTTTACCACGGTTCTTGCTGGTGGCGTCGATGGTTTCGATGTGACTGAACGAGATCCCTTCCGGAACACGGCAGTAGGAGCGACCGCTACTGAAGAGACGAGCTACGAGTTAGCCACGCTCAAGCGGGCAATTAATCTTATTGCCGATGCCGATCAGGTGCAATACAACTTGGCAACCATGCCAGGTGTGACAGTACCGGCGGTAACTAACCACTTGTTGGATATGGTGGAAGACCGAGCCGACTCCATGGCGATTATAGATATTGAAAAAGTCTATACGGCTGACAGCGAAAGCTCCGCCACTGCCCAGGCGCGTAATGCGTTTACCATTAAACAGTCGGTGGATACCCTGAAGGCACGGAATATCAACACGAGCTACGGAGCTACTTATTCTCCGTGGGTGCTCATACAAGATACTATCTCTAACCGCAGCTTGTGGGCACCGCCGTCGGTGGCCGCATTGGGCGCGCTATCTCATACCGACCGCACCGCGGCTCCATGGTATGCTCCCGCAGGTTTTGCCCGCGGCGGTCTTAGCGAAGGGGCAGCGGGCATTCCGGTGCTTGATGTGTCGCGTCGCCTAAGTTCTGACGAACGCGATAGTCTTTATGATGCGGGTATCAACCCCATTGCTAAGTTCCCCGCAGAAGGCATTGTCATCTTCGGGCAAAAGACTTTGCAGCAGACACGATCCGCTCTTGACCGTATCAACGTGCGCCGCTTGATGGTGTATTTGAAGCGTGAGATTTCCTTCATCGCTTCTAGGCTCCTTTTCGCTCCCAACACGCGGGATACTTGGACACGCTTTACGGGGCAGGCAACCCCACTTCTGGATTCAGTAAAAGCACAGTTTGGTATTCAGGATTTCAAGCTTATCCTTGATGAGACTACCACAACTCCCGACTTGATTGATCGTAACATTATTTATGCCAAGCTTCTGGTGAAGCCCACTCGGGCTGCTGAATTCTTCGCTATTGACTTTGTCATAACGAATAGCGGCGCATCGTTCGAAGACTAGAAAAAATGTTGCACATAGAACTATATAATACGAGGAGAATATAAACCATGGCGGAGCTTTTCTGGTCAAACGTTAATGCCGATCCAAAGCGTCAGTATCGTTTTACATTAAATATTGGTAACATCCCGGTTTGGACCGTCAAGACGGCGACAAAGCCCAAGTCTAATATTAATGTAGTGGAGCACAGCTTCATCAACCATACGTTCAAATACCCAGGGCGAGTTACCTGGGATAACATTACGGTAACGCTTGTTGATCCTGTGGAACCTGACTTGGCTATGACCTTTCTTCAAGCCTTGCGCCGCTCGGGCTACCAATACCCCGACACGTCTAACGTGCGTGGCAGCATTAGCAAAAAGAAATCAGTCGAAGACGGTGTGGGAAGTATTATTTTACGGCAGATTGATGCCAACGGCACTCCAGTTGAGGAGTGGTTCTTGAAAAACCCATGGCTTGTGAGCATCGATTATGGTGGAAATCTCGATTATACGTCTGACGATATGAATGAGATAACGGTGGAGATCGCTTATGATTGGGCTGAACTCAAGCATTTGCCGAAGCCGTTCTCTCAGCCCGTTCCAGGCCCGAGAGCTTAATCCTTAACGTCTCCAAGAATCTTTGATACAATAAGGAATATGATCCCCTCTATTGGGGTGAAAGGTTATAGAAATCGTGAATAGAAATCAAAATCGTTTTGACGCGCCAGAAGTCGCTCCCGACGATGGCACCCCTCCCGTCGCCCATGGCGATGCGGAAACCCCCGCAGTTTTTAGCTGGTCAATCCCTACCGAATTTGTCAACCTTCCTTCGAAGGGGCAGTTCTATCCGGAGGGTCATCCTCTCGCTGGCGAGGAGTCGATTGAAATCCGCTACATGACTGCTAAGGACGAAGACATTTTAACTTCGCAGTCACTTATCAAAAAAGGAATTGCCATTGACAGGCTTCTCCAGAACGTGCTAGTGGATAAACGCATTGACGTTAATACTTTGCTTGTTGGTGATAAGAATGCGTTGCTCGTCGCCACCCGCGTTACGGGATATGGCGCGGAGTATGCGACCAATGTCTCGTGTCCTAGTTGTGGGGAAACCGGGGAACACACCTTTGATCTTCAAGATGGAGAGATGACAGATACCCACGCTGCTCTGGAAGAAGTGGGGGGCGAGATAACCTCTACCAACACTTTCACCATTACGCTTCCTCTCACGAAGGCTACAGTAGAATGTCGCTTTTTGACAGGGGAAGATGAACATAAAATGCAGAAAGAGGCAGAGAGAAAAGCTAGGCGCAACATGGATGAGTCGCCTTTGACTGACCAGTTTCGCGCATTTATTGTTTCGGTGAACGGGGATAACTCGGTGATGAATATCGCAGCATTTATCCAGAACCTTCCCGCTAGGGATTCGAGAACCCTGCGCGCCGCCTATGGAGATGTGATGCCCGGCGTAGACCTAACTCAACATTATAGTTGCCCTAACTGTGGATACTCCGCGGATATGGAGGTTCCGCTTACGGTGGACTTTTTTTGGCCTAAGTGACGAATATAAACTCGGCGTTTACGAAGAGTTTTTTAACTTAAAATATTACGGAGGGTGGAGCTTTTTCGAGGCTTATAACCTTCCGATTTTAATTCGTCGCTGGTTTTTACAGCGTCTTATCGACGAAAAAACCAAAGAGGGAGAGGCACAGGAGAAAGCCAATAGCGGAAGATCTCGTTAGAGTGCCTTAAACCCAAAGAAATATTAAGTGGAAACTATTTAGAAAGTAGAGCTTTGCACTACTCAGGGGGTTGGTCATGCTAACGGAAGACGAAATAAAAACAATGGTGTTTGATCTAGGGGTTGCTCGCAAGGGCGAACTTAATGAAAACATCCTTCATGTTTTCGCTGCTTGGATTCAATACCTGCTCTCTAAGATGTTTAAGGGAAGACGTATTCCCGTCAGAGTTCGAGGGAACAAGATAGAAGTTGAGCGCTTCACTGATGCCCTGGTCAATGAAAAACGATATATGAACTATATCAAGAAATATGGTCTAGACGACCCCATGACTTATCGCCAAAAATCAAAACTTGACGTTGCCATTAAGAGGTTTGAACGTGAAGCCGGGATCAACTGGCCCATCCGCAACTAAGTGAGGTGACGTCCCATGGCTGACGATCCGAACAAACCAGCAGAACTAAAGCGCCTAGAAGAAGCACAGGCTGCGCTTAATAAACAGTATGCGGCAACACAACAACACCTTAAGGCTCTTCAGCAACTTAAGCCGCCGACCGCCGAACAAGCAGCAGAAATAGAAAAATTAACTCAGGCTCAATTTAATCTCAGTGAAGAGATAAGAAAAGCCGCGGGACCACTCAAAAAACAAACTGAACTTTACGCGGAACAGAACAAGGTTCTGGAGGCGAAGCGCGAGTTACTCAATAAAGCAGAGGCGGCGACCCAAAAGCTCAATAGCGGTGTCGATAGTCTTGTTAAGGGAATGGGAAGCCTTGTCGGGTTGGATATCCCAACCAGCATTGGAGGTTTTGCTAGCGCCTTTGTCAAGCTCGGTCTGTCTATAGATCAGACTAGAGCCGATATGAGGAAAGCCACAGGCTTCACCTCTAAATTAGACGGACAGTTGATGAGGGCGCGCAAGACCGCCAATCGCTTTGGTCAGTCTATGGCTGACACCGGCAAAGCTATTTCCAGTGCCAACGCCAGCATTACGCTCTTTGCCGGTGCCGGCGACGCGGCTCAATCGGCAATGGTGGATACGACTATTGCCCTTCAGGGACTTGGAGCAGACGCCGGAGACGTCGGTAAATC